TCTTCAAATCCGAGCTTGCTCATCTTAACGATGAATACAAGCGAAACTTTATATCAGTTGATGGACAACATCCTTATGTGATGACATTGTTATTACAAAAGAAGATTAGTCTTGAGACGTTTACTATTCTCACTTTCATGGCGAATATATTTTCGTACTGGAGTGAGAAAATAGTTGACAAACATATTAGTTTTGATATAATAGACAAATCCAGAAAGTATAAACCTTTCTTGGAATTTGATACAGATCGTTTTAAGACAATTGTCAAAGAACGGTTTGATATTTAATACTACGCAATATAACGCTATACATAAGGAGAAAAATTATGGCACTAACTGACTTCTCTTCTCTGAAGAAGAATCGCTCGAAGACTCTTGACAAGTTGAACTCTCAGCTTGAGAAGATATCTTCAAAATCATATCAAGACCCTAACGCAGGGAAATTTTGGAAACCAACGAGAGACAAAGCTGGTAATGGATTCGCAGTAATCCGTTTCTTGCCTGCACCTCAAGGTGAAGAAATGCCTTTCGTAAGGTTGTGGGATCATGGATTCCAAGGACCTACAGGTCTATGGTATATCGAAAACTCTCTCACCACATTAAATCAGGATGATCCTGTTTCAGAGTTTAACTCTAAGCTTTGGAATAGTGGTGTTGAATCTGACAAAGACCAAGCACGTAAACAAAAGCGTAGGCTGAAGTATACTGCTAACATCTATGTTGTTAAAGATTCAGGCAATCCTGAGAATGAAGGTAAAGTATTCCTTTATCAATTCGGTAAGAAAATCTTTGATAAGTTGAATGATTTAATGAATCCGACTTTCGAAGATGAGGATCCAACAAATCCGTTTGACCTTTGGGAAGGAGCAAACTTCCGTCTCAAAATCAGACAGTTTGAAGGTTACCCAAACTATGATAAGTCTGAGTTCGACCCTGCTTCACCATTGTCTGATGACGATGCTGAATTGGAAAGAATTTGGGGAGAGCAACATTCTCTTGAAGAAATTGTTTCTGAAAAGAACTTTAAATCATACGCCGAGTTGAAAACTAAACTCTACCGTGTTCTTGATTTACAGAATGATGAACCGACTGCTTCTGCACCGGTAACTGAAACTGCTGATGAATTGGACCTATCTGATATGTCTAACGATACAGCCGAACCTGTGATGGCAACAGCTGAACCTGATGTAGGCTCAACTGCCAGTGATGATGATGACCTTAGTATATTTAAGGAATTGGCACGTAGTTAATAACAGTTGGGGGTATCTCGGTACCCCCTTTTTTAAGGAGACAATATGTCTATAGAAAAAGAAACCACTATACTTGACTTTGATTTTGGTTTTACTGCTGTTGATGCCGATGAATTGGAAGTCGTTCAACAAGCAAAGGAACAGGTTGAAACAACATCTGCCTCTGCTGAACAGAACGCTGCTAAGGCTCAATTAATATATGACGCGGTTGTACCGCTATTGAACAATTTAAAAGCAAACCCAGAAAAGGATTACATATATTGGCCAAACCGATATGAGAAACTTGACGCGTTCGCTGATAAGTTGCATCAAATTTTAAGTGGAGAATAATATGAGTTTACTCGATAAAATGTTGAAGGCTGGGTCGATAAAGCAGGCATCTGCTCTATCTGATTCTGCTTTCTTTAAAGATAAGGATCCTATTCAAACAGAACTACCTATTGTAAATATTGCATTCAGTGGTTCGTTGAAAGGTGGTCTTATTCCAGGTCTTACAGTTGTAGCAGGAGAATCAAAAAGTTTTAAAACTTTGCTCGGCTTATATTGTATGAAGGCTTATTTGAAAAAGTACCCGAAAGGTGTTGCTTTGTTATACGATTCTGAATATGGTATTACACCTGAGTATTTAGAATCTTTTGATATTGATACAAGCCGTGTACTTCATATTCCGATTGAAGATGTTGAACAATTAAAGTTTGATATTACAAAAAGATTGGATGAAGTATCAAAAGGTGACAATGTATTCCTAATGATTGACTCAATCGGTAACCTTGCTTCGAAGAAAGAAGTTGAGGATGCTATGAATGAAAAATCAGTAGCGGATATGTCGAGAGCAAAAGCACTCAAGTCATTGTTCAGAATCATTACCCCAAAATTGACAACGAAGGATATTCCTTGTATCGCAGTCAATCACACCTATAAAGAAATTGGTCTCTTTCCTAAGAACATTATTTCAGGTGGAACAGGTATCTATTATTCTGCGAATCAAATCTTTATTATATCAAAGGCTCAAGAAAAAGATGGTACTGACCTAGCAGGTTGGAAGTTTACTATCAACATCGAAAAGTCAAGATATGTAAAAGAAAAAGCAAAGCTGCCGTTTAAAGTATTATATGATTCAGGTATTCAAAAGTGGAGTTCCTTAATGGATCTTGCGATTGAATCTGGTCATATTACAAAGGCAACACAAGGTTGGTATAATTTGACTGACCTAGAAACAGGTGAAATCATTGAACCGAAACGTAGAGGTAAGGACATTGAAACGGATGATGAATTCTTTCAACAACTTATTCAAAGTGAATCATTCAATGCATTTGTAGAAAAAAGATATAAGCTGACGAACGTGGAGGGACACAATGCTCGAGAAGACGATACTATCGAATCTGATACTGAATGAGGATTATTGCCGAAAGGTATATCCTTATCTGAAAGAAGATTACTTCGATGATACTGTCTTACGAAAAGTATTTGAGACGGCTTCCGACTACTTGGAAAAGTACAAGGAGCCGCCTTCTCTTGAAGCTTTAAAGATTGCTGTTGATAAAAGAAAGGATCTGACTGAAGATACATATCAAGGTGTTCATGCATTAGTAGGTGAACTATCTATTGATAAAGATACCAATATAGAATTTTTGATTGATGAAACAGAAAAGTTTTGTCAAGACAAAGATTTATATAATAGTATCCGAAAGTCAATCCTAATTCTTGATGGACAAAACACTGACCAAGGGAAAGGCGAAATACCAAGGCTGTTATCTGATAGCTTAGGTATTAGCTTTGACCAATCGGTCGGTCACGATTTCCTTGAAGATGTCGATGACCGTTATGAACATTATCATCGCAAAGAAGAAAGGATTCCATTTGATATTGATATCCTCAACAAAATTACAAAGGGTGGCATACCTCGTAAATCTATGACTGTCTTGTTGGCAACAACAGGTGGTGGTAAGTCTTTACTTAAATGTCACATGGCAGCAAATCATTTGATGTATGGAAAGAATGTTCTGTATATTACAATGGAAATGGCTGCTGAAGAAATTGGCCGTCGTATTGACGCAAACATTATGGATATTACTTTGGACGAAGTTGCTGAAGTACCTCGTGATGTATTTGAAAAGCGTATGGCTCGATATAAAACAAAGACAACAGGTAAGCTTGTCATTAAAGAGTTCCCTACAGGTTCAGCTCATAGCGGTCACTTCCGCCATTTGTTGAATGAACTCAAACTTAAAAAGAACTTCAGTCCTGATGTTATCTTTTTGGATTACTTGAATATTTGTTCTTCGTCTCGAGTAAAAGGTGCGGCCGCTGCTAACAGTTATACTTTAGTCAAATCAATCGCAGAAGAAGTTCGTGGATTGGCAATGGAATACAATTGTGCAATCGTTACCTCTTCTCAATATAACAGAGATGCGTATGGTAACTCTGATGTTGACTTGACCAATACTTCTGAATCTATGGGTATTACTCATACAGCCGATGCAATATTTGGTTTAGTAAGTTCAGAATACCTTGACGAAATGAATCAGTTGATGATTAAACAATTAAAGAATCGTTGGGGAGACATTAGTTATTATCGCAGATTCCTTGTAGGTATTGAAAGAGCAAAGATGAAAATCTATGAACTTGAAGAATCTGCTCAATCAAATATAAATCTTGACGGTCCTGGAGGTGGTCAATCGCCGGGAAAGAAACAGAATTATGATGATGGTCCTGTATTTGACAAGACCGATATCGGACTTAGGTTAAATAAACGTAAGCCTGGTAAAAATGTCTTTGGAGATGTTGAACTGAGATAGACTTGTCTGTATAAATAAACTAAAGTATACTAGAATCATAATAGGTAATTTATGCGCAGGTTTAAAACATTTGTTGCCGAAGCTTCAATCTTGAAACCCGATTATGTTATTGGACATAAGGTTGTATTCAAAGGCAAAGATTTTCCGACCCTTGTCAAAATGGGTTATAAGGAAGGTGACATTTTTGAAATCGTAGGTCCTGGTTCAAAGGTTGATGCTTTTGATGGAAAGGAAGACGGACAGTTTGAAAAGTTTCTTCAAGCACCTGATGGAAAAATCATTCATATCAAAGGAGGTCAGGGAACTCGTTCTCAGGCCTTTACTCATTATAAAGAAGGTGGCGGAATGCCATCTGGTGCAGAATGGGAAGATCTGATTG